ATGCATATTTGTTAGAGTTCGCGGCATTTACCAAAGAATATTTCGATGGAGACTTTGGTCCTACTGGTCCGTTTTGGGATAAGGTTAAAATGGCCTACGAAGAATGGTACAAGAAGGCCAACCCGGAGTCCTATGCAGAGTCGGGCCTGCGTGGTTTTGCTTCAGAAATGCGTACAGGTATTCCGTTCTTGATTGCACAAGTCAAGAAGAGTACTAAACTCAAGGCTCCAGAGTATTCTGCTAACAACGGTTTTACTGTTGCTAAGAAGGACTTGTGGTAATCATGTCTAAGTTACGTGACCCAAATAAGGATAAACTTAAAGCACAGGGTATCCTTAAGGAACAATATCGCTTACAATGCAAATGTAAGTTAGAAGATTGTGATAATGACCTTACAATCTTCGATGGTCCAGGTAGTGATGGTTACTGTCGTGAACACCAACTGCAATTAACAGAGTACGGTGGAATGGGCAAAGCGGATCGTCCACACACATTCTATCGAGGTTGGGAGTGTGAGAAGTGCGGATATGATCCCAGAGTCGATCCTCAGTTTGACGACATCGAAGACCCATTTCATAAGTTACGTTGTATGCGAGGAGTAATGCACGGAGATCATTTAGAACGTAAAAGTGATGGCGGTGCAGACACGGCAGAAAACATTCAAACTCTTTGCTGTCGTTGTCATATGATTAAGACTTACAAAGAAAAAGATTACCTCAAAGGAGTTAAAAATGGAAGTAGTTAACATCAGAGACCTTAGCAAGAAGAAACAAAAAACTGGCTTGCTAGAAGTTCTCGACGACCTTCGTAAACGCATCGAAGAAGGTGACCTTGAAGAATTTGTTGTCGCCAGCATGGACAATGAAGGCGATGTAGAAATTCATGTCTGTGTCAAGGACCTCGTAGGCGGTGTTGGTCTTTACGAAATGGGCAAACATATTCTCATGCAACAACAATCTCTACACTTCGACTAATATGACTCCAGTTAATGACCGCGTGTGGCCTGCTGAAGAAGTACTAACAATGGCCTGTGCCATATATAGGACCAAAGGCTATACCAGTACCAGCACCTTTATAACGTCAGATCCTGAAAGTGAATCACGCTGGAACAACAAAGAGCATCTTTGCTATCAGATGGTTCCTGAAATTGCTGATAAAGAATACAAGGTGCTGGTCAATGTCACTCAACAAGATGCAGACACTGCCCACGCTATTGTTCAGTATTATCGTAGACTAGCATTTGGTGTAATTGGAGACACACTCAACGACTATATGCAACGAGTTTTTTCCAGCACACAAAAGCCCGAAGTTATGTTCAAAGACTTTGGTGTATTGGCCAGTGTACCTAGTGCCTACGACAAAGAGATCTCTAAAAAACGTATTGAAAAAGAAGCCAAGGCTACCAAACAAGAACATATTGGTAAAGTTGGCGAATCTATTATTTTGGAGGTCAGATACATCAACACACGCTTTGTCCAAAAACTAAATTGTTATGCACATGAAGCAGTGACTAGCACAGGACATTTGGTCAACTTTTTGAATAAAATCGAATTAGGTAAAGTTGGTGTTGTCCAAAAGATTCGTGCCAAAGTAAAAGCACACGGTGTAAACTTCCAAACTAAAACACTGGAAACTCAATTAAATTATGTCAAGGTACTTGACACAGAGTTCGTTTGGCAGTAAAATATAGTATTAGTTAACACAGGAGCCCGAATGACTGACCCTTGCTACGCTGTTATTTCTAGTTTGGAGGACCACGCTAGTCGACTGAACAAAGAAGACATTATTCTTGCCCAAGCAGAAGCAGGCAACGACGAGTTTTTCGAAGGGTGTCGTTTGGCTCTTGACCCTATGATTACATTTGGATTGAAACAAATCCCGGAGAAAAAAGATGAAGATGGCCCTGGCCTACCTTGGGATAGTTTTACTCTCGCTCTTACTGGCTTTACTACTCGCAATGTCACCGGTAATACAGCACGTGACATGATTCAGACTATGATGAAATCAGCCACTAAGAAACAGTGGAATGGCTGGTATCGTCGTATCCTTATCAAAGACCTACGCTGTGGCGTTAGCGAGAAAACCATTAACAAGGTTGTGGAAAAGAAGTGGCCCGACTATGCGGTGCCTGTTTTTAGTTGTCAACTTGCCCACGATAGTGCTAACCACGAGAACAAAGTTGCAGGTAAGAAACTCATCGAAGTTAAACTTGACGGTGTTCGTGTTATTACTATTGTTCGCACAGATGGCCGTGTTGATCAATTTAGCCGTAATGGTAAAGAACTGGTAAACTTTGAACACATCAAGAACCAAATCAGTGCTGTTGTAAAGAAAGACCCTCCCAAGTATGATCTTGTGCTAGACGGAGAAATTATGTCTAGCAGTTTCCAAGACTTGATGAAGCAAGTGCATCGCAAGAGCGATGTTGCCGCTAATGATGCAGTATTGCATTTGTTTGACCTAGCGCCGTTGGACAAGTTTCAAGAAGGTCGTTGGGATAAAGATCAAGAAACTCGTAGTGCTTATGTTAAAGCATGGGTAGAAAAGCATCAAGAAGACTTGCCTAATGTCACTTGTTTGACCTATGAAGAAGTTGACTTGAATACAGACGAAGGTAAGAAGCGTTTCAAAGATATTAATGCCATGGCCATCGATGGTGGCTACGAAGGTATTATGATCAAAGATCCTAAGGCGCCCTACGAATGTAAACGCAGTCATGCATGGCTCAAACTCAAGCCATTTATTGAAGTGTCGTTGACTGTGGTGGCTGTTGAAGAAGGCACTGGCCGTAATGTTGGTAAACTAGGTGCTCTTGTATGTGAAGGTGTAGATGATGGTAAATCAATCCGAGTTAATGTTGGTTCTGGTTTTAGTGATTCCGACCGTGATACTTTTTGGACTGATCGTGAAGCCCTTATTGGGCAGATTGTGGAAGTCCGTGCTGATGCGATTACGCAAAATCAGGATGGAAGTTACTCTCTACGCTTTCCGCGCTTCCTACATTTTAGAGGGTTTGACCGTGGCGAGAAAATATGATATTCGACGCTCCATGCACAAAGATATGTTGTATGGATCTTTGCTAGAACTCAGCAAGAACCAACGTGTTTGGCATGAAAGTTCAGTGAGTCCGGAGTACAGTCATTTGACTGAAGATGGCAAAGATGCTATTATTCATGTAATTGAAGAAATGTTCCGGGGACTTCAAACTATTCACAGGCAAGAAGTCAAAGAAGAAGCAAAGAAACAAACAATGGATTCGTTGAAGTCATGATAACTTACAATGTAACTAGGGATAAAGACATACGTACCATACGTCAAGGTGACCCTAACTTTCATATCGACGATGGTCTTGCATTGTATCCACGAGCAATGATACATGTCACCCCTGACTGTCCTGTTCGTGTTAGAGAATATCTACAATGGGCCATGGAGAATGGTTATGTTAAATGTGTAGCACACGTATATGGTAAAGAATTAACAATGGACGCACTTAGATGAAAATAGGTATTATAGGATTTGGTTACGTAGGCTCAGCCATTGGCTGGGCTCATCGTCACGACCAAGTTGTAATCCACGATCCTAAAATGCACGACAGTGTCAGCAAAGCAGAAATGCTAGACTGTGACGGCATTTATGTATGCGTTCCTAGTCCTAGTACTGAAGATGGTCACTGTGATACCAGTATTTTAGAAGCCACACTGAAGGAACTGTTGCTAGTTAGTTTGAGAAACGACATTCCAATTATTTGTAAGACTACTGCACCTCCTAGCGTCTACGAACGTCTGCACAAACAATATCCAAACATTGTTTATAGTCCAGAGTTTCTTACAGCACGTAACCATATCAGTGATTACCAACAGACAGATGTGTTTATACTAGGCGGTGATGTTGAAGTTTGCGAACGTGCTAGAGATATTATCATGTCTAGTAATGTTAAGAGCAAAAACTTCTTACTCAGCGACATTAAAAGTGCCAGTTTGTTCAAGTATATGATGAACAGTTATCTTGCCACTAAAGTAACGTTCATGAACGACTTTAAAAAACTAGCAGATGCGCACGATGTTGAATGGAGTCATATTAAAGAACTTGCAAGATACGACCAACGTATCGGAACAACACACATGGATGTTCCAGGACCAGATGGTGAGTATGGTTGGGGAGGTGCGTGTTTTCCCAAAGACATTGCCGCGATACAAATGGAAGCCATTGACTTAGGTACAGATTTAGAGTTGTTAGGTAGAGTAGAAGACATTAACAAGAAACATAGGAAATTATCATGACAGATGATCAGTATGAAGAATTTGCTAAACGTATGGAAGAACGATTTCCTAAAATGTTTAGTCAACCATACGGAGGTTTTGCTGTAGGTCCAGGTTGGTGGCCTATCATTGAAAGCCTTTGTGCTAATATTCAAAGTCGTATCGATTGGTGGAATCAGAATAGAGAAACACGACCTGTTATTGAACAAGTAGTTGTTGAACAAATTAAAGAAAAGTTTGGCGGGCTACGCTTCTATTATCAGGGCGGTGATGATGAAATTCACGGAATGGTTCGTATGGCAGAAGCCTGGGCGGATCATAGTTGTGAAGAATGTGGGTCGCCGGGTAAAAAGCGCGGCGGTGGTTGGGTCAAGACACTATGTGACCGACATGAAGAAGAACGTCAAGAACGTCTTCGTGCAAGAGAAATGAAAATATCAGGATTTGAAGAATGAGTCAAGTATATGTAATTAAACCTTTAGAAAAGAAAAGCATTATCTATCATGTAGAAATGTTTCGTGAAAACAAAGACGGTTCCATCAGTTGGTTTAATATCGACGAAACTTATCGATGGGGTCAAGGGTTTGTTGAAGGTGATCTAGACTGTAATCTGCCGTGGGAAGGCGATCCTGTTGCCTATGCTCGAGTGGATTGTGGCTGGGGTTGCGAGTTCGATGACAGCATTAACATCGAAATTGAATTCAGTGACGATATTACCGAAGCAGAACAAGAAGAAATTCGGCAAGCCTATTACGAGGACAGTGCGGCTTGGTTGTTCGACGGTGAACATGATTGGCTAGAAGAAGACACTGCGGTACATATCATCGCACCCTATCAAGTAGATCTGTGTGAAGAAGATGGTACTGTCATCGAAGAAAACGTTAAACTAAAACCACGTCCAGATCCCAGAACCAGTTGGCCGTGGAGTGTTGATAATCCAAAACCCGATGATGAATGACAGACCTCCCATGGATGTGCCATTCGACAACGACAAGCCGCCTTCTGGAACTTACAAACATCAATACCAAATAATTGATGACCGTGTACACGAAATTAAAAATGTAGTTGTGCATACCTTTAGTATGGGTGATGTAGAAGATCCAGACATCTATGCCGCTGAGCCGTTGTTAAAGTGGCAACAGAGCGAGTGCGGTTCTTGGGTGATGAGTCATAGTTTGGAACAGCCGGTGTGGCACAGGTATGCTGATCCTATGAGTTATGGTTACAAATATGCTATCACAGCAAAACTCCTAGCCAAAGATTATACATACTGGAGTTTAAAGTGGGGCAGTGTCATTGACAAGCGACAGTTTTAATGCTATAATAACAGCATGAAAATCCAAATTGTATCAGACCTACATTTAGAATTTGAGGATATCAACATCAAGAATGAACTTGGTGCAGACGTCCTAGTTCTCAGCGGCGATATCTGTGTTGCAGATGATCTCCATAATCAACCTGCACTGGCTTGGGAAAGTCTCCCAACAGACGGATATGGGCGTGCCAAACGTGCTCTACGTTACAGAGAATTCTTTCAGCGTGTGAGTTTCCAATTTCCACATGTCATTTATGTCATGGGTAATCACGAGCACTATAATGGCAAGTTTGATAAAAGTGCAGAAGAACTGCAATCAATGTTGAACTACCTAAACATTCACAACGTCTATCTCTTAGATCGTGGAACAAAAGTCATCAACGATGTTACCTTTATCGGTGGAACATTGTGGACTGACTGCAATAACGGCGACAGTCTCACTCTGTACCATCTCGAACATGCAATGAATGACTTTAGGTTAATCCGTATTGCCAAGGAAAACTTTAGAAAATTCTTGCCTGCTCGTACAATGAGTGAGCATGTACGAACAAAACAGTATATCCAAACAGTGTTACAAGGTGTTGCCGACGATGCTAAGGCGGTTGTGTGTACACATCATGCACCTAGTCATCTAAGTATTCACGAATACTATAAAGAAGATACACTAATGAATGGCGGGTATGCCAGTGATTTAAGTGAGTTTATATTAGATCACCCAAAGGTTAAACTGTGGACACACGGTCATATGCATCAAACATTTGATTATGTTATTGGTGAAACTCGTGTAGTATGTAACCCACGTGGTTACAATGATGAAAATCCTAATTTCAATTCTAATTTTATTGTAGAGGTTTAAAATGAAAGTTGGTCTCAGTTACAGCCGTTGCATCCGTGACATCATCGACGGCAAGGTAGACATCAACGATGTTCTAGTTATTATTACTCGCACGGATTTTGACCCAAATAATGACGAGCAATGGGGCAACATTTGGAACGGCTACGGTGGTGGTCGTAGTGCGGGCAGTATTTGGAGTAATCCAGAATGGGCTGGTTATCATGACGAAGCACGTTTCCGTCAAGTGACTATGGATCTTTACAACAGCGGTCGTATGCATCAGCCTCGTAAGTTTGGCGCACACCCTGCTCGTCGGCCTGAAATTTGGTTAGAGACAGTTCTGCCTAGTTCAGAACTTGAACGTAATCCCGTAGCCAAAGCGGCCTGGGACAAGTTCCAAACAGTTGCAGGTCTAACTAATGTAGACCTAGACAAGGAGTATCAATGATTAAAGGCATAACGCAAAGTGGTAGATATACCACAGTAAGCGGAGGCTCTGCCAGTAGCACCTACATTAGTCCGGGTAGTACCGGTGCAGGCATGATGCGATATAACGGCAACATGAACTGTATTGAAGTCAACGATGGTATTAGTTGGAAAGAACTTTCAGGAAGTTATGCTTCAGTGGGTCTAACACAGGAAGCAGAAGCACTACTAGACTGGGCACGTGAACAACGCAACAAACAATTGGCTAGACAACATGCCGCAGAAAGCAATCCTGCACTGAAGAAAGCCTATGAAGCAATTCGACGTGCAGAAGAAAACTTTGATATACTAGAAGCCATTGCTGGCAAATATGATGAATCAGATCAAGTACAGGCAAGTCCATGAGCAACGTTAAAACAAGATTCGAAAACACCTGTGAAGTAGTACAGGAAGGCACTGGACGTAAAGTTCAAGCAGAAATTATGGCCTTTAACGAAGGTCGTAACCTAACCGTGGTTATGAACAAGAGTGTTAAACTGCTGATGAACTGGAATGGTCGTTGCTATGAAGGTCGTATGGCAGGTTTAGATTTTATCAGCAACGGTCCTAAAGGCCAAAAGTACACAGAGGGAAGATGACTAATATTCTTGCACAAATTAGGCAACGTAGTATGAACGTGACTGTTGACGACAGCATCGACATCTTTACTTCTACCTACAAAGAAAAAGACAAAGTCTTTAATGCAGATCCTTTGTTGTTGTCCGTGAGTCTCAAAGATCTAATGGATGAAATGCCAAATACATTTTATTCACTTGATGACCCCAGAGTTGCCGAACATATCAATGACGATATTAGACAACAAACAGAGCAGATTAGAAAGTATTACACTAAAAAATTCTTTTGGACTAACTTTGCCGACAACGGACGTATAAGCGAGTTCAGAAGCCGTATGTGTTATCTGTTAGAAAATCGTATTCAAAAGTGTAAAGAGCAGGATGTAGGTATATATTACAAACTTCCTTACTTTTACGAAGAAGATATGATCTACGACGACTTTAAAAAACAATACAATACCACAGACTTGCCTTTGGTAAGACCTGGACAAGTGTTTAATAAAACTTTCAAAGAAAACAAGACACTAAAGTATGTAAAGACTACATCGTCTAGACAACGAAAACGCAACATTAATAGATTTTGGTTCACTGACAGCACCTATCTCTACTGCATTGAAGTAGCCAACGACAACCCTTTGTTGGAAATGTTCAAGCAATTGGTTATCGATAAGGTAGAAGTTACCTTCGAAACCTATTATAATAGAGATAGAATTGATCAAATGTATTTTTATAAACTTTTTAACTTCTCATTAGCAAAGGAAACAAATGCCTAATTTGGTACCAATGGTGGTTGAGTCCACCAACAAGGGCGAACGTGCCTATGACATTTATTCACGTCTGCTCAAAGACCGTGTTATCATGTTAGACACCGACGTCAACGAACATTCAGCCAGCGTAATCGTGGCGCAGTTGTTGTTCCTTGAAAGCGAAAATCCCGACAAGGACATTAGTCTGTTTATCAACAGTCCGGGCGGACTAGTTACAGCAGGTTTGGCTATCTATGACACTATGCAGTTCATTCGTCCAGATGTTGCTACCTATGTTATCGGACAAGCGGCTAGTATGGGTTCATTCCTAGCACAGGCGGGTGCGCCAGGCAAGCGTTTTGTGCTTCCAGAAAGTCGTACAATGGTTCATCGTGTTAGTTCAGGTACTCCTGGTACACGTGGTAGTGTTCACGTACAAGAATTGCAGTTCGAAGATGCTAAACGTACCTATGAAGAAAGCCAGCGTATCAACAAACGACTAACTGAATTGTATGTGCGGCACAACACCGCAGGTAAAACCTACGATGAACTGTTTGAAACAATGAAGTTTGACACATTCTTGTCAGCAGAACAGGCAGTAGAATACGGTCTTGCTGATCGTGTTATTTCTAAACGAGGTGAATAATGAATGAACAAGTAACAGATCTAGTAGAGTTTAATGAGTCTTGGTACAAAACCGCAGACGAAGCAGGCCGTAAACAGTTCAGAGAATGGCTGTTAGGTGTACTTCGTCAGCACGAAAACGTTGAAATTGTCTTTACCAAAGTTGACGGTACTGTCCGTGAAATGAAATGCACACTCAAAGAAGGTATTGCGCCCAAAGTTGAAAGTCCAAAAGAGAGTGATTCTCTGTGTGTAGTTTGGGATCAAGTGATGAACAACTGGCGCAGTTTCAAATTTGAGAATATTAAGAAGATTAATTTTGCACTTTGAAACCACAATTCAGAATCGGTGAACGGGACGGTTTTTGGACCGTCCAAGTTTTTTATATAACCGAAGATACAGGGCAAGGTAACCTATTTGACGAATGGGGATTTGAAGAGCCATTCGACGAAGCCACTTACCAAAACATGAGCCAATGGTGCTATAATCATTTCAAAACTTGGCTCACACCCAAAAGAGCCCGTAGAATGTCCTACGATAACTTTTGGTTCCGTTCCAAAAAAGACGCAGATTGGTTTATACTGTATTGGAGCGGTATTGACATCGATTTAAATTGAGTGTATAATTACATTATTGAACAACAAAGGAGCATTCAATGGCAACCAAAACTCGTGTAACTAAAAAGCAAGTTATTGCACACCGTACTAAAGCCGCTCGCGATACTAGCCCAAACTGGGAAGGTTGCGAATCTTGGGACGGCGATAAGTTTCACAAGTATTTCCGGCACGCCATGGACTATTATCGTCTCGAAAGCGAGATTAAAACTTACAAGCCTATCGTTGTTAAGTGGATGACTGAAATTGGTTGTGCCAAAGAACTCATCGATGCTGTCAAAAAAGTAAAAGACAACCGCATCAGTACCACAATGGGTGCCATTGCTCACTGTCTGCTTCGTGGTATGACTCCAAAACGTGCAGACTTTAACCAAGGTCGTGACACTGCCGAATGGCTTCGCAACGAAATTGCCAACGTTATTAAAGAAGGCAAGGATGACGTTGACCCAGAAGAAGCACAAGCCGAGAAAGAAGCGGCTAAAAAGGATGTCTATGTGCCCAGCATCCAAGAACGTCTGCGCGAAGTTGCACTTACAATGACTGAAGAAATTGAAACAGCCATTGAAGGCTTCCAAACTGATCCAGAAAACTTTGATCCAAAAGCATTCAAAGTACTAAACTTGCTCAAAGGCAAAGGCGCTAAGGCCGCACACGCTCGTATTATCAAAGAGTTTTACAGTCGTAATCTTGCAGAACTGGAAGAACTTGCTAGTGGTAAAGGCTGTGAACAGTTGAAAGAAGGCTACAGTCATCGTAGCAAGAAACAAATTCGTGCATTGATCGCTTTCTATCAAGAAGTGGCCAGTGCCTGCGACATGTTAGCACAAGAAGCCAAGGTCAATCGTGCTCCACGCAAGACCAAAGCAGTCAGCAAGGACAAGATTGTTGCTAAACTCAAGTACAAGAAGAGCGACGAGCCTTTGAAACTTGTAAGTATCAACCCTGTTGATATTATTGGTAGCAAGGAATTGTGGGTCTACAACACTAAGAGTCGTAAACTTGGTAAGTATGTTGCTGGAGAGTTTGCTGAACTCGGTGTTAAGGGTACTACAATCACTGGCTTTAGTGAAACACTCAGCGTTATGAAGACACTACGCAAGCCTGAAGAGAAACTCAAAGAATTCAAGAGTGCAGGTAAAGTGGCTCTGCGCAAGTTCCTTGAAGACATCAATGCAGTTGACGCACCAATGAACGGACGAATCAATGAAGAAATTGTTCTGCTCAAAGTTGGTTAAGTAGCACTAGCGTTAATTGTTATTAAATCACTTAGTCCGACAAGTGGTCCTGTAAACGGATCTCCTTGTCGGATACCTAGTCTAAAAGTTTCACTGCCTTCTGCTCCGTCTAGTGTAACAACAGATCCTGCACTCAGTGGTCCATATGTTCCTGGACTAGTTATTGTAAACGGTTGAGGCAACCCGGCCAGGTCAGCGTCTGTGGCAGTACCGCCACCTTCAAAGGTTATCCAATATGTACCCGGAGTTACGCCATTTGTTTGGAAAAGGTTTGTGCTTACAGTAACAACAAAACCGTTACCTTCGCTGGCAGGGTTCGGATTAAGTGATGCAAACACAACTGATGAATCATATAACTGTATCTGTCCGCTGGTTGCTAGTATTGTTCCTGATATAGAACCTTCTCTAATCTGAACGTTGAATACTTGAAACCCATTTGCTTCTGCTATAGTATCAGTGGCGGCCGCCACAGTTAAATTAATTGTTTGATTTAATGAAGTTGTTGTGAAAGAACCTGACAAACTTCCTGTGGTAAAATCGCTGGCTTGTACTGTTCCAAATAAACTATTATATGTATAATAATATGTGCCTGCCGGTCCGAGATTACCTACTTGAACAGTTGTAGATGTAGGATACGAACCATAGTTACCAGCAAGTTCTGCAATATTAGGATTACCTGTAATGGTAGCGAACGGTGTCAACGATGTATCATTAACTGTTACGCTGGCGCTGGTAACGACCACTGTACCAGACGTACTTCCGCTACGAACTTGTACCTGGAATGTTTGAGCACCTTCTGTTTGTCTATCTGCAAGTGCAGTAACAGAAAATGAACCTGTTCCGTTATCTAAGCCATCAGTGCTACCGCTAACCAGGAATGATCCGCTAGTTGCTTGTAAATCTGAAAGAATACCGGCTTGACCAATTGCTGTCCAGAAATAAGTTCCGTCTGGACCAACGTTGGCCACTGTGAATGATCCTGAACTGCCTTCGTTGATACTTGTTGGTGTAACTGTAAACTCTGGTGTTAGAGAACTATCAACTAGGTTAATTTCAACGCTGGTTCCTAAGATCGGTCCTGTTATAGAGCCGCTTCTAACATAGACAGCAAAGGTAGAGTCGCCGTCTGTTTCTAAATCTCTCACAGATGTTAATACAAAACTACCACTGTTACCGTTTATATTAAATGTTCCTGATAGACTTCCGCTGGTAAAATCCGCACCCGTCAAGTCGGCAACAGGTTGTTCAATAGTATAATAATACGTACCGTTTGTTGTGTTAGTTCCAGCAACAGTGAATGTTATTGTAACGCCTTCGTTAGATGTAGTTATATCTGGCGTAATTGTTGCACTTACAGTTGTCACTGGTGCGAACGGAGTGTAAGGCGAATTGTACGGCGATAAGTTGTTAAAACTAGTTCCAGAATTCGTAATAGTTAAAGCATTAACGCTAGAGTCAGTTAGGAATCTTGTAGAGTTTAAATGATTTAACAGAAGTTGAACGTTAGATGCGCCTTGGCTATTTCTAGTAAATGGAGTTCTTGCAGGATCAAATGCTGTTGAATAGTATGCTGACTTTGCAACTCTAACGTTAGTAATGTATCCAGTGAATGTGCCAGACGCAGTATAAGAATATCTTCCTATACAAGGTGTGTACACACTCACGTCACTAAAGTTACCACCAAGTGCCGCTGCCGCAGTAGGGTTACCATTAAGGAATATCCTCACAGTTCCCGCCGATCTAACCAATGCAACATGATTCCAACTATTCAATGTAGCAGTATTGCTAGTTGTTCTATAGGCACTGCTACCAAATATCTCCATTGAGGCTTGACCAGCACTGTTAAGATATAAAGTCAAGTAACGTCGGTCAGTGAACGTAGTTCTAGTAATACCAAATATGTTAGTCGTTGTTGTAGTAGTACTTTGTGCGCCTTGGTGCCAAAGTACTGTGCTAAAACTAGTTGGGTAGAACCACATTTCTATAGTAAAGTCACCGGTGCCGTAGGCAAATGGTGTACCAGGAGAAGTAAACAATACATCGCCTGCTGTATCAAATAATGCAGAACCACCTATGGCTATTTTCCCGCCAAACGTCTGCGCAGTTAATCCACCAGTAGTACTAAGTAATGGCATTGTTGTCCTTAAGCATATCTAGCCTGGCTGGCTATAATTGTATATGTTGAAGCGGCTGTCTTAATAATTGTAAAAGAGTACACATCTGTACTGCTGGCATTGCCTGCTGTTGGTGCCGCACCGCCCAGCCATCTTGGAGTTACACTAGTTCCATCTACAGTAAACGCTGTAGGATAGTAAGGAGTTACACCTTGGTTGGCTAATAGAACTACTGTAGCACTCTTACCTACAGCCAAATATGTGTTCATTGTAGTAGAACCATCGCCTCTGAAATTTAATGTCCAGTTAGCAGTGGCGTTACCAGAGTAAAAGAACACAGAGTTTGTCTTAACATCTAAGTTAATAGCACCAGCAGTGCCGCCAACATCTAAACTAACTTCCTCGATAGCACCAGCATTTAATGTTACAGTATCGCTGGCTGTGACTGTTGTTGCTGAAACAGCACCGCTGAATATAGATGCAGTTATTGTTCCTGTGCTTGGGTTATAAGTTAAACCGCTATCTTCGTTTAAACGTTGATAACTGTCTGTGGTGCTGTCCACAAACGTAATGTATCTTGTTGCATTAGTAGATTCGTCACTTTCAACATATGGCTCAACAACAATATCTGCGCCGCCGCTGAATGAAACACCGTTGATGTTACGTGCAGTTTGAAGTGAAGATGCTGTTAATGCATTACCGTTTAAAGATGCCGTAATAGATCCTGCACTGAAATTTCCATCTGCGTCACGGAAAACAATAGTACTCGGTGTGTTAGTTGCCGTAGCATTTGAACTAACAGTAAATGTGGCACCTTCTGTGCTGGCACTGCCGCTCAAACCATTACCACTTACTGCGCCTGCGGCAACATAATTACCTGTGGTATCTGTACCTAGTTCAACTGTGTTTGCCCCAACGGTTAATGCCACAGACGAAACGTCAGCACTTCCATCTATGCTAAATGATCCTGTTACGTCACCTGTGAATGTAACTGTTCTGGCAGTATGCCATTTGCTGGCTGTAGCGGCTTGTAGATTGGCCACTGCGGTTGTAGATGTAACAACCAGCGGTGCTGTACCTGTAGCAATGGTGCTAGTTAATTGGGTAGCACTAACTGTACCTGTTGCTGTGGCAATGTTTCCACCTACGTTAACGTTTTCAAATACACCTAACCCACCTGTAACTTTTAAAGCGCCAGTAGTTGAGTTGGCTGATCCTGTGGCATTTGTAATGCTAATAGCGTTAGTGGTAGTAGCACCACGGTTAGTTACTGTTTGTAGTGTGCTGGTTACAGCAAGATCGACGTTACCTACAACAGGACTTCCTAGGTCATCATAGTTTACAGTAATTTCTGTATGTGTGCCGTTTAATAATAAATTGGCTGCGAAGTCTTCAATTTGTTCTTGACTAAATGGAATAGTTGGACTGCTAGAACCAATCCTAATTGTATTGCCGTTAATTCTGTCAACTAGGATAGGACTAAGCGGATCAGTTTCAATAACTATATCTGTTTGTACAGCACCAGAAGTTCCCAGAGCATCACGCTCTAAACGTATAATAGCACTTTCTCCAGGCAATGCTCCTGTCACTGGAACATACGCATCATACCTAGGCCCGTTAATAATAACTTTATCAGTGCTGGCGCCGGGTCCTGTAGTAGAATCTTCGACGTCGAATGCTATGTTTACACCGGCTTGTAACTGTGCAGTATCCGTGGTAGAATCTGCTTCTATAGTTACATCGTTTGGAAGAAACTTTATCTTCCTAAAAAAATCGTAAAAGGCTGCTGGCATGTTTAACTGGTCCTGTTGTCACAATATTTATGCGAATTTTAGTTTGCTATTTGTGCCAAAGGTTCTATATAAATACAGTACTATGAGCCAAAACATCGACCAAATCCTTAACGATCTTAAATCTGCGCTAAAAACTGGTGCTCCAGCGGGTGCGGGTATTACTGATTCTGCATCAAGACAGCAGGTAGCCATCAACGACAACGGTGTAGTTTTAACTAAACTGCGCTTAGATCGTGTGCTGGGCGACTTGAATGTAGAAAATAAAGTTGTATCTAGTGAAGTTTCATCTACAACAGTAAATGCAACTAACATTAATGCAACCAACGAAATAACTGCTTCTGTAATTCGTGCTAAGAAAATTATCACTGAACAAGATCAAGACAGTTACAATCGTGCAATTACTTTCTACGGTGAAACAAGACAAGGAGTAGACGGCAAAGGCTTGTTGTTTAGCCAGCCTGACTTTACTCATCAGTTTATTTTTAAAGCAGATCCACAACGTTTATTCAGTACAGAAAGCATTGATCTGTATAGAGGCAAAAAATATCAAATCAATGGCGTCGATGTTATTGAAGAAGGTCGTTTAAGTGATAGTATTGTTTATAGTAACCTAACAACTGTTGGAACATTAACAAGCCTACGTGTAGAAAATGGCGGACAGTTTGGTCAAACTCTATTCATCAACGATGGTTATGGAAGTGTTGGCATTAACACTGAGCAAATGCACGGTGCGTTAACCGTCTACGAAGGCGGTGCAACTCTTATCATGGGCGGTGATGAAGCCACAGGCGCAGGTAAAATTGGTACTTGGGGTCCAAACAGATTAAGCATTGTCACAGACAACACTGAAAGAATTGCTGTACAAGGTAATCAAGTTGAGTTTGGCAATAGTAAATCCAAAAATGCAGACGTCAAAGTAAACGGCTCAATGGTTATTACCAATGATGTACGTATTGACGGCACTTTACGTGTTGCTAACCTAATAGCAGATACTAGACTTCAAAGAAGTGCTAACTTAGAATTCATTTCAAATGAAACTGAAAGCGTTTATGGTAAAGGCATAGAGTGGAAGGGCGAAGGATATACACGCAAGTTCACACTAGCACCTAACTTTGATCGTTTTGTTTCTTCTGAAAATATAGATTTAATCAGCAACCGTGCTTACTATATTAACAAAACAAAAGTTATCGACCACGAATCATTAGGTGATGGTATTAAGACCAGCAGTTTAACTCGTGTTGGTACCCTACAAGAACTTAATGTAGTAGGAAGTTTCATTGTTGAAAATCATTTAGAAGTTAGAGGCAACAATGTTTCTGTTCTAAGACCTTTCAGTATTAAAGATGTTACAGGTGACTTAACATTTACTGGTAACTCAATGCAGACAACTAGCAAGGACTTTGCTCTAGTTGCTGACACAGATAAAATTATTTCCATAGATAACCTAGGAAACATTGCACTAGGTGACAAACAACGCACAGACAGAATTATCAACGCTTATGGCAAGTTGGCTATAAACGTTACTAACCCTGATCCTGAAGTTGACCTACAAGTCAACGGTATGATTATGATCGGCGGTAAAAAGTTTATCAATGCTAGTCAGCCACCAGAAACTGGTGTATGGACAAAAGGCGATATTGCTTGGAACTCTCAACCCGAAGATACTGGATTTATCGGATGGGTATGTATAACCGGAGGTAGACCAGGCGTCTGGAAACCGTTTGGCTACATTGGACAATGAACGACAAAGAAGTAGAACACTTTACAGAAACGACTAAACGAGAAGCAAGATGGTGGGACTGGATTGGAAGAGTACTTCCACTAGTGGCCATTTGTACTATTGCTGTGCTTCACTACTTCAAAATGCACGACATTAGAGATATGTTTTTAGATGGCGCTGTAATCGTATTTTTTACTGTGTGCTTCATTTGGTGGTACTGGGCTATTAAGAAAATAGTCTATACTGCAAAATACATGCAGTCGACACAACAAAAATTTGCAGATCTAGTAAAAGAAATTAAGAAGTTTAGAAAAGAAAGTAAAGATCTTGATAGTAATAGGTAATGGGGAAAGTCGGCAGGGCATTGATATACTGTCACTTGCTGGAACGAAGATAGGTTGTAATGCGGTACATAGAGATTTTCATGTAGATCATCTAGTATGTGTAGACCGTGGACCTATACAAGAAGCACTATCAGCAAACTTAACATCAACAACAATCTGGACCAGAGACAATCTTCCAGAACCTCCACAGGGAAATCAACGAGCAGATCAACCTAGACATTGGGGCAGTGGCCCTTATGCTGTATTACTTGCTACTACTATGAGCAAAGAGATACATATGATTGGTTTTGACCTATGGAGCAATGACCGTTTAATCAATAACGTCTACAAGGGCACAGACAATTACAGTGATGCAGACACTCATGCAGTTGATCCTAGATATTGGGTATACCAGATTAGTAGAATTTTTTTGGATAATCCTGATAAGTATTTCATAGTTTATAACAAGCCTAACTGGACTCTTCCCCAGAGTTGGAGTTTGGCAAATGTAGTATTCAAAACACTTGACAATCTGCATAATAAAACGTAAACTATTGCAATAGTGGTCTTAGGCGTTCATCCCACTCTAAATACTCTGCATGTCATCAAACTTGCTACTTTTAAAAGGAGACTAGAGATGGCAAAATATTACTCAACAAAAACTTACGGCAACGACAGAGGACTGTCATGCTGTTTTAGACAATGGCGTGCCACACATAGCCATTGCTCACTGTTACACGGCTACTCAATTGGTATTAAACTTGTGTTCGAATGTGATACATTAGATGAAAAGAATTGGGGCATGGACTTCGGCGGACTAAAAGATTTCAAAGCATGGGCAGACTATATGTTTGACCACACTACTGTTATCGCACAAGACGATCCACTGTTAGATAGATTCAAAGCAATGGCCGGCTGGAGCAGTGATCCAGAACACGATGGCAATCCAGAACGTGTACAAACAGAACCATTCCATCGTAAAGGTGCCTGTGATCTACGCATTGTAGAAGGTGTCGGTTGCGAACTATTTGCTAAGATGTGCTACGATAAGATGGATTGGCTATTAAAGAACGGCAATCATCGTTATCCACTGAACCCAACTGTACGAATCAAATCTGCAGAAGTATTTGAACACGCAGGAAACTCAGCAATCTACGAAGGTTGATATGTTAAATGTCCTGTGCCTTAAGTACGGAACAAAATATTCAGCAGATTATGTAAACAAACTTTACAATATGACGCAGAGGCATTTAACAGTGCCTCACCGTTTTGTATGCTTTACTGAAAATAGCACAGGATTAAATCCCAACATTGAAATTAGAAGTCTTCCCCATGACAGTTCTATTAAGGGCTGGTGGTGGAAGACTTTCTTGTTTAAAGCAGATCACTTTGCCAAGGGCGATGTTAATTTATTCTTTGATTTGGACATTGTCATTGTCAACAACATAGATAAGTTAGTTACCCATCCTGGAACATTCTTAGGCTTTGAAGATCCAGGTAAAATTTACAGTAGGACCAGCAGATTGAATAGTTCTGTAATGCGTTGGTCCAGCGGAGAATACTCTGATATTTGGCAAACTTACTTAACGGATCGACAGCAATCACGAGGATTGCACGGTGACCAAGATTGGATTTGGCGCTTACATCAAAATGCAATCGCTTTTTATCCTGATAAATGGATACAGAGTTACAAGTGGCAAGTACGCAGTCACTCCGAACTGCAACGATTTGGTGCTGTTCAAAAGTTCAAAGACGTAAAAAATCCAACAATCGATCCAGAAACTAGCATTTTGGTATTCCACGGCACACCCAATCCCGAGGATGTCGAAGATCCTGTCATAGTTGACAACTGGCAATAACTGTGCTATAATAGCACTATGACTACTAATCACTACCAACGACTCGAAGACGGTCCTATGGACGAAATTGATGCCGCTATTTGGAGTGGCGACTTGTTTCACAATCGTGCTAACATTGCGGCATTTCGTGCAATGATGGAACGTTGGGAACGTGGTTTAAAAATGTGCGAAGACATCCTTAACGAAGTTTCTGAAAATGACTAAACGAATTGGCTTTGCCTGTAAGTGGATTGATTTCCCTCACCAAGTTGATGGAATCAAACCCAAGGACGACTGTAAACAGTACAACACAGGTAGTACTACTGTGGCTTGGTTAAATAGGCAAAAGAGAGATGTTGCCGAAGAAAAACTGTGGGACTTGATGAAGCAAAACATCGCAAGTGTTCACAGACTTGTAGAAAGAGTAGGAGAGCAAGATGAAAGCCTTAGGATGGTACGTATTAGCAGTGATATTCTTCCTGTTTACACTGAGCCCACTTATAGTTACTTTTGGCGTAAGCCCGACGTGGTACAGTACTGTGAGCGGCATTTTGGCGCTGTTGGGGATAGTGCTCGTAGACGCAATGTACGTCTTAGTATGCATCCTGGCCAGTTTACTGTGCTTGCTAGTGATAACCCGAACATTGTCCAAAGATCAATAGAGGAGTTCGAGTACCATGTGGATATGGCAAGATGGATGGGCTACGGCCGGAAGTTTCAGGACTTTAAGATCAATGTACACATATCGGGTCGAAAAGGTCCCCAAGGTATCATCGACGTTATTCCACGACTCACTCCAGAAGCAAGAAACTGTCTTACCATCGAAAATGACGAAATCTCCTGGGGCATTGACTCAAGTCTCGAACTTGTCAAACACTGTGCCCTCGTACTTGACGTACACCATGACTGGATCCATAGTGGAAGATACCTTCAGCCCACCGACGATAGAGTATTACGCTTAATCGAATCGTGGCGCGGTGTGCGTCCAGTTATGCATTATAGTGTAAGTAGAGAAGATTTGCTGAAAGATCATTGTGCTGTTACACAGCCAGACTACAATAAACTGATAGAATCAGGATACAAAAAAGCAAAACTCAGAGCACATTCAGACTTTTATTGGAACAAAGCCTGCAATGAATGGGCACTGAGTTTCTGGGATCAGTTCGATATCATGTGCGAAAGCAAGGCAAAGAACCTTGCCAGTTTCTCACTATACGAACACTCTAAGACTATTACTTCTTAGTTTTTTTAGGCGCTTTAGCACCGCCAGCCTTTGGAGCACGTGGTTTACGTGGCTTCTTGGCTGGTTCTTTTTTGGCTTCTGCTTTTGGCGCTTCTTTAGGAGCCTCTGCTACTGGAGCAGGTTTTTGAGCAATAGCAATATCTGCTAGGTCAACTACAGGTGCTTCAACTTTATATGGAGCCTCTGTCGTTTCTGCCTTAGGTGCAGTGCCAAATAGTTTCTTAATAAATCCGAACATGTTAGTGTCCTCCTTGAAAAAATATTTAGTTATATCTTGCCTACAGGAGTTAGACTACTGGCAGGCATGTCCCATATCTGTTTCTTCTCGATACCTTTGTGCTGTGCAAAACGTTTAGCATCACAATTACCGCAAACATGGAAGTAACGATTGTTTAATCGTTTAGGATCCATACTGCCTTTAGTTCTAGTAAAAATCTCACTGCAATTATCGCAACGTAGTACAACCACAGAGCACTCTCTAACATAAGAATGCTCTGCACCTAGTTTACTTTTTCTTGTGTGTTCGGTTTTTACCTTGTCTATGCGTATGAACATTTTGTATTTACATTAAGATTATAAAAATCTTGGCTAAATATTTGGACAACGTCTTTTGGAGCATATCAATGTCAAGAAAAATCATAGACATCGGCGTAGAAGGTAACGACGGAACCGGTGATAGTATTCGTGAATCGTTTAGAAAAACCAACGAAAACTTCCAAGAATTATATTCAGTATTTGGTCTAGGTGGCCAAATTGCATTTACTGACCTAGCAGATACTCCTAGTTCTTTACTAGGCGAAGGCGGTAAGATACCCGTTGTTAACAGTGGCGGCAGTGCATTAGTTTTTAAAGAAATTGTAGGCGGCACTGGCGTACAAGTTACACAGCCAAGCACAGGCGGTAATGCCGGCGACATTGTTATTACTGCATTAAGTTCACGAGTTGAAGACGATCCCTTACCAAAATTACAGTTTGGACTAAATGCCGCAGGACAAATGGTAGGTAACTTATATGCTCCTACTAACGACAGTGAATTTGCTCTAGCAGTTGGACAATTTAATGCGGCACATTTCCCACCAGAAGACTTCCCAGAAGGCGGTGTAAGCGGAGACACTTTTGCAGTTAATAAAGGTTATGTTGATAACAAGTTTGTAAACATAACTGGCGATACAATGCAGGGCTTCTTAAATGTTCCTGCAGGTGCTAGTGGTTCACAGGCTCCAAGAGCCAGTGATGTAATTACTCGTGCTGGTAGTGCGGCAAACCGCACTATGCTTGATAAGTTATATCTAAGCGACCACCCAGGCGAACTATCTGGACGTGGTACACCTAACGGTATTGATGACCTACAAGCCGCAACAAAATACTATGTTGATGCCAGTACCTATGCAAGTAATATTAACTTGTATGTTAGCACAACAGGCAGTGATGATCAGACAAATACACCTATAGGTAAAGAAGGACGTTCATGGGCTTATGCTTTCCGTAGCGTTAACCGTGCGGCACAAAAAGCAGAAGAACTAATGGATTCTGCACCATTGGAAACTGGTCCATATCGTCAGTTGATTGCCTATGGACAAGGTAAAGGATTCTCAGAAGTTAGTCGAGCACCTACCAGCGGTGCCGCAGGTAGTACACGTATCTACTTTACCAATAACGATGGTAGTCGTGTTGACCAAGGTCTACTACCTAAACCAGATATTCTTCCAGGTAAACTAGTTGTTGGACGTACCAGTGGTGCTAAAGGTATTATCTACTTGTACTATGGAAACGATCCTACCAGTCCAATTGGTGAAGACTACATCGACTTGCAAGACGTTGAAGGTACATTCGTTGTCGGTGAAAACTTAGAATACGATCAGCCAGTTAAATCATTGAACTTGACTATCTTTGTTGAGTCAGGTACCTACGAAGAAGACTTTCCAATTCGTTTATCACAGAACGTTTCCCTAGTTGGTGACGAATTACGTCGTGTAATTATTCGTCCAGCGGACCGTGTAAGTAAGAGTCCATGGGCTGATATTTGGTTCCGTAGAGATTTAACCTTTGATGGTATGCAAATTGCTACCACAGAATACGGTTATCATTATCTAACAGATCCTAGCGATCGTTCAAGTGAACCAAAAAATAACAGAGATATCGACGTATTCTTATGCGGCGATGCAACTATCTTACGTCAAATTAGTTGTCAAGGACACGGCGGCTTCATGATGGTGCTTGATCCAGAAGGTCAAGTTCTAAGTAAGTCACCTTACTTCCAACAAGGCTCTAGTTTTTCTGGATCGCTAAACAAGCAACGTTTTGCTGGTGGTCAATATGTTGACGGCTTTACAGCCAACTTACCGTTTGATGTTGTCAGCAAGCCCAGCGATACAGAACTGTTAGTTACTGGCAGCGAACGTGCTCCAGAAACTCCATGTTCATTTGTTGTAGAAGGTCGCACATTTAAAGTAGACACATTCTCCGACGATGGCTCAGGATATCCTAGTGCAAGACAACTTATTCGTAAGAACAAAGAGTTTATCAAAGCAGAAGTTATTGGATATATTGACACTGTTCTAAGTCCTAACTTTATTTTTGATAGAACAAAGTGTGCTCGAGATGTTGCATATATTGTCGATGCTCTAAGTGATGACTTGTTGTTTGGTACAAACTATAAGAGTGTCTATGCGGGCCGTGCTTATTACGGCAAGATGCCCTACGATAATTTAGATATTTCCGACGAAACTAGTCTAGCATATCAAAAGGATGCGACACTACAAGCATTGAATTATCTAAAAGGTCGAGTACAAGAAGTACTAGCCATTAACACAACTGCACAAACAAGAGCAGTTGATAACCTAAACGAAATTATAGATATTATCGACAACGGTTTGACATCAGCAAATGCCTATGACATTCCTAACTTGTCTACAACATCTGTTGCTGCCAATACAGCAAAAACAATATTGTTGGCTAACTTTGATTTCTTAAAAGCAGAATACATTGCACACATTGTATCAACATTCCCAACATTTATTTTTGATGAACCGCAATATCAAGTAGAACTAGAAGAAAACTTCTATGCGGCAATCTACGACTTTATCTACGGCGGTAACAGTGCTTCTGTTTCTGCTGGTCTAAGATACTTTAGTCCCAACGATGATACTTCGTTGATTGCTGGTCAAACAGGTCAAATCATTTCAGGTATCAATCACGTTCTTGATTTGCTTCAAAGCGTTATAACCAGCACACCGATTCTAGTTGCCGACCTTGCACAAACTGATGTTGACCAAGTGTTAGGTGGTTCAGCAACTGCAACAGAATCAGATGCTATTAAGAGTAAACTAAACATTATCAAAGGAATGATTCTTAGTGGTGTAAGTGCCGCTCCAACTATTGTTCCTGTTACAACAACATCTGTTTCTTCTGCACTAATTGAATCAAGAACAAGACTGCAATCATTTAAATCATCATTACAAAGCGAAGTATTAGTTTTCTTAAATCTAAGATTTAATTATAACAAAGAAACTTGTAAGAGAGATACTGGATATATCGTAGATGCTATTGCACACGATGTATTCTACGGTGGTAACTTAAAAACTGTTCAAGCAGGACTTGCTTATTTTAACGGAACTGCTAGTGCTAGAGCCGTTATCGAAACACAGTTGGAAACAACTATCAGTGCTATCGAATACATTAGAGATTTAATCATTGATGTTATCGACAACCAACCTGTACCGACTCGTTATCAAACATCTATACCACAAGTTATTGACTCATTGATAACAGACGGCGCCGATGCCAATGCCACTGTAACTGCGTTGTTCGGTGAATTAATTGAGATACTAGACAATCCTCCAGACAATGCTGATGCAAGAGCATTGTTAGTTGCTAACAAAGAGTTTATTAAAGCAGAAGTTGTTAACTTTATCAACTACACTTATAAGACCACAGTAACATCCACAGTTGCAAGTACTGATACAATTATTTGTAGTAGCACAGCCAACTTACGTGCTGGTATGCCGATTGAATTTGGCCTAAGTAGCAGTCTTGGAACACTACAAGGAACAAAGAATATCAGCGGTGTTGCTGTATCTACAGCCGGTACATATACTGCTGTTCCAGTTACAACTACCAGCGGTATTGGTACAGGTGCTGTAGTAACTGTTGTCAAGACAGGTACAGGAACAACATATACATCTGCCAACACTGGTATTACAATTACAACAAACGGTTCTGGTTATAAAGTCAATGACTCTATGAAAATCTTAGGTAGTTACCTAGGAGGTGTAGATGGTGTTAACGATTTATTATTCCGTGCCGCACCAAGTGCAGAAGTTCTAATCGGTGGACTATCTAGTGGTAGAAAATACTACATTAAAGAAATTTTAAGTCCAACTGAATTTAATATTTCAGCATTGCCAAATGGTGAGTTGGTCGCATTAACTGACGGGTCAGGAAGTGTGCCTGCACAGTTAAGTTACGACTTTACCAAGTGCGCTCGAGATGTAGGATTCATTGTTGCCAACACCAGTGCTGACTTGTTATACGGCGGAACATATAATACAATCCGTGCCGCACAAAGTTATAAGACTGCTCGTGCTAAACTTGTAACCGGCGAACAACTTGTTGAAACTCTTGCCGCACTAGAAATTGCTAAGAGTGTTGCTCTTGATGTTCTAAATCAAGACACACCTGCAACAAGTTATCAAACATTAAATGCTGTTGTAGATCAAGTTGCACAAGTAACAGATGGCGATTTAGACGGATCTGGTGCTGTCACTAGATTTGGATTATTAATGGACTTGGTCAATGCTGTTATCCAAAACCCAAGTTATAACCCAACATTGATTATACCTGGTGCTAGAGCAATAACATATCCAATCTATAGACTAGTTGTCAACGATCCAAGAAGTGCCACAGCAGAAGGTATTACTAACCCGTTGAGTCTTGAAGTTACATCATATGGTTCTACTTTGCCACAGCCTGGTGGTAGTTATTTTGTCACGCTGAACCATGCTCCACGTAGTGTAGCCATGTATGACAAGACACGATATACTATCAGCGGTAACAGTAATCCAAAATACAATAAGAAAGTAGAGTGTGTAAGCACTACATTGTCATCGATGACCTTTAAGTTTACCGATGGTGATCCTGGAGCATTTGGTACTGGTACAACAACTATTACCTACATCGACGACATCGACTTGCTAAGTCCAGGTAACACAAGTATGTGTTCAAACGACTTTACACAAGTCAACGACTTAGGCTACGGACTTGTTGCTACAAACACAGGTCTAGTTGAAGCAGTTTCTGTGTTCTCATACTACTGCTGGACAGCATACTTTGCCAACAACGGTGGACAGATTCGTTCATTGAACGGTTCTAACGCACACGGTGAGTATGGTCTTGTGTCATCCGGCAGTGACCCGTTAGAAGTTCCAGATCAAGCACGTCTAAAAGACAACATGGTTCAAGTTGGTCGTGTTTATAAGACTGGATTATATGCATTAGAAAACTTAAAAGACGACTTAGAAATCTTTGTTTACAACTTAGACTATGCTCCATACAACGTTTCCGAACTTGAAGTTAACCACGGTTCTGGCATTATTTCTGAACTGACTGCAAGTTCATTGGTAGGTGGTAGTGGATATACCAACGGTACTTACTTAAACGTTCCACTAACTGGTGGCACAGGTACTGGGGCTACTGCTAACATTGTTGTTAGTGGTGGACAAGTTACTACAGTAAGTTTAACCAATGGTGGTTTAAGATATACTGTCAGTGACATTCTAAGTGCAGGCGCAACTATTGGTGCTGGTATTGGATTTAATATTACAGTTGGTGCTATTACAGGTAACGGTATTGGCCGTTATGAAGTAGCAACTATCACAGACGTAAGTTCAACAGTGCCTATTACTGTTACAGGTGCTAGTGTTACAGGATCTGGACCATACTATGTAACATTAACATTTAGTGATCCAGGTTATGTTCCACAAGTAGGAACGTTCTATACAGTTAGTGGTAATGCAAACACAAACTATAACAGAAAAGTTATTTCAACAGACAGCACTTCGACTAGTGTTACATTAGAATATCAAAGCAATCCTGGTTCATATGGCGCTGGTACAACAACTGTTTGGGGACAAGGAAACATTGTTCGTATTAACTTGAGTACAGGCGGTAACAACGATACAAGTACAACTGGCTTGTCTGTGGACTTGAATCACAATCAACCAGTTATTATCCGTGGTAACCAAAACTTCCAGTTCTACGAAGTCGATGATACGAACCCAGTACGTCCAAGTACTGCGTTAACTTTCGTTGATGATCCAAACGGTGCAGGCGAGGATGCTGGGGTTTATCGTGTTCTTGCTTACTCAAGTAAAGATCCATTAAACAATAATACAGCCTCTGATGCTAGTGTTCTAAGTTTTGACACTACCTACGACTATATTAAATTAATTCCAAACGATAGTAAAACTAGCCTAGCAGATCCTAACGATGCAGCCAAGACACTTGGTGCTACAGCAGGAGACGTTGCTATTGCCATAGATCGTATCACAGAAAGTAGTGTTATTGACCGTCTTAACTCGGCAGACATGGTATTTGCTTGGGACGGTAAACTGCACAAAGTTTCTAGTTACACCGACTTAGGCGTAGCCGCAGGCTATGGTATCTTAAGATTCTCAGACCTTGCTGATAAGTCTTTAAGTGGAACTCTAGCAACTGGTATTAACACATCAGTTGATCCTGTTACAAACTTAGACCTAAGTGATCCTCCAACATTACGTGTTGGTTTGGCCGCGGACGAGTTTGCAGAAATTGTTGTACGTATTAGTACTTGCCGTGTAACAGGTCACGACTTCTTAGACATTGGTACTGGTGGTTATAACTCAACTAACTATCCAAGTAAGATTTACGGTGCTCCTAGAGATGCTAACCAAGTAAAAGAAATTGACGAGCGTACACGTGGTCGTGTATTCTATGTAACCACAGACCAGGATGGTATCTTCCGTGTAGGTCGATTCTTTACAGTTGACCAAGGTACTGGTCGTGTTACATTCTCAGCATCTATTGCGTTGAGTAACTTGGACGGTATTGGTTTCAAACGTGGTGTTGCTATCAGTGAATTCTCTAACGATGAGAAGTTTACAGACGGTGCCACAGATGCTGTACCAACAGAAAACGCTATTCAGGGTTACTTAGATTTACGTTTAGGTTTATTCCGTAGTACAGACGAAGCAGTTCCAGAGTCAGACTTAATTGGTCCGGGCTTTATGGATCGTGCTGGTATTTTAAGTCCAGTTAACGACTTGAACATGGGCGGTTATAAACTGCAAGGTGTTGGTGCTCCTGCGGCAGACACTGATGCGGCTAATAAAGCCTATGTTGATGCTCAACAACTAGCAGATACTAAAGTCAGTGTTGCTGGTAAGGCAAACTTAGACTTCTTGATGTATGATGGTACTAACTGGATCGATGTTAATAACAACACTTCTGCTATTACAAATACGTCTACAACAATCGGCGGCGGTAGTGATTTAACTATTGCACGTAGCGGAAACGTTATTACATTTAAGTTGGTAGGCGGACAAGGTGCAGCCAACCCAATTACTAACTATCACGTTAATGACAGTGCGGCTATCGCACAAAGTAAATTGGCTATGAATGCCGCAACTACTCGTGCTAATGCCACAGGCATTGCACAAGCAGACAGGGGTCTAGTAAGTTTTAACAGTAACCAGTTTACATTAACAAACGGTTGGGCAGAACTACAAACATCAAGTAGTGCAACTACTGGTGTAACACTAAACAAACTACAACAGATTACCACAGGTTACTTGTTAGGTAACAGAAGTGGTGCGGCAGCAAGTCCAAGTGAGATTACATTTAGTCAAGCAGTCTTAGACGGTGACGGTATTCAGAATGCTAGATTCGTTGGTGGTACTGCAACCAGCGGTCTAATGTTTGTTAACACAGGACTACCTGCACTAAGTCGTTACGATGTAAGACCAATTACTACCAACGGTGCGGCAAGTAGCATTGTTCAAACAGATGCCAGCGGCCAGATCAACATTAAAGGTCTGTTCATTGACAGTTTTGATACTATCGATGTTAACACATCAACAAATACATTGTTAATTAAGACACCTGGTGGAGTTACTACATTTGAATCTGTAGGATCTACTGTAGGCGGTACTACTGTTAATATTCGTGGTAACACAACATTAACAGGTACACTAAGCGTTAGTGGTAATTTAAGCACCAGCGGTACTGCAAGTATTACTAGTGCAAGTAGCGTTACTGCAACAACTACTGTTAGCGGTACAGAAGGTAACTTCAGTACACACGTTAGAACTCCGCTAATCAAAGCAGGTGCAGATAGTTCAGCACTAGGAAGCATTGAAGGTAACTGGAGCCTAACAACTGGCAGTAGATTAATTGCTACCTATGCTGACTTAGCAGAATACTACGAAGGTGACCAAGATTACGAAGTAGGTACAGTTCTAGTATTTGGTGGCGCTAAAGAAGTTACAACTACACAACTACACATGGATCATCGTGTAGCAGGTGTTGTTTCTAACACAGCCGCTTATGTAATGAATGAAGGTTGCCCAGGAACTAAAGTCTGCGTAGCACTACAAGGGCGTGTTCCAGTTAAAGTTGTGGGCGTGGTTAAAAAGGGAGATATGTTAGTTGCAGCCGCAAAACCAGGCTATGCTATCGTAAACAACGATCCTAAACCAGGTACAATTATTGGTAAGTCACTTGCTAATAAGACAGATCCTGCTCCAGGAGTTGTGGAAGTGGTTGTGGGCCGCAGTTAACATAAATATTACTATGAACATTACTTTAATAGATATCGGCAGCATTGCAAACGACGGTACCGGAGACGATCTCCGTACCGCGTTTCAGAAAGTAAACGAGAACTTTGTTGAACTCGAAACCAGCATTGATGCTAGTACAGTGGCCGCAAACGTCGGTGGTGGTGTGGGTATTTTTAAACAAAAAGTTGAAAATACCCTACAATTTAAAAGCCTAGATTCAGACGATAAACTGGCACTAACACTAGACGGTGATAAGATTGTTATCAGCACTGATTTTGTGGGCAAGGACTTAGAAGTAGGTAGTCTTACAGCAACAGGTAGTGTAGAAGCAAACACAATGACTGCTAGTATGTTTAGCGGGTCATTCAATGGTAATTTAATGGGACGGGTCTTCCCTTCACAACCAGACTACATTATTGGTGCAGGTAATATAGTAGGCGTTCAGCCAAATGCAGGACTTCCGAACTATATGCCAGCAAGAGTGGACGGGGTGTCCATTCAGGACTTAAACAGGACGATAAATACGTTTGACTTTGGTACTCTAGATAATCAGTATACTAGCGCATTTCAATATTTGCTGAGTTATGTTGGTCTAGATCTAGGTACAATTATATCGCCCACAGATTTGTCGATTGACGCAGGAACACTATAAAGTTGGAGAATATTTAAATGGCTTTACAAATTAGAAGAGGAACTAACGCACAGAGACTACTGTACACTCCACTTGTGGGTGAACTAGTTTTTGTAACCGACTATACAACTGCTGACGTTGATCCTATCTATGTTGGCGACGGCATTACACTAGGCGGTGTTGCTGTTGGACAAAACGCAGTGCTTTCTGGTAACGTAGAAGGCGATATTAACTTAAACAATAACGATATTATTGGTTCAGGAAACATAGCGTTCACGGGAAACATTAATAACGTCGGAAACATTACAACTAAAAAGATTACAGTCACCGGAGACGGTGGAGTTGCTATTGTTTCGACCGGATCTATTACAAACACTGGTAACATTAACGTCAGCGGTAATGTTGTTAGTTCAGGAACTGTACAAGCGGTAACTGTAGAATCAGACTTAGTCGGTAACGTTCTAAGTTCAGACAGTACACAAGTTCTAGTTAATGCAACAACAAACTCATTTAATGGCGATTCTATTACACTTGCTGACGAAGACTCTAGCGTTGTTATTAACGGAAACGGATTAAACTTTACATCGTCCGACGAGTTTGTAAACTTTACTCTTGGTTCAGAGGATCAACCATTTGCGTTTACACAATACGAACAGCAACCATGGGTACATTACGGTAGAATTACTTTAGACGGCGACGGTAACATCACACTTCCTGGTACACACAGTTATGTGATTTATCGCGGAACACTTGCTTCTCCATTGAACATTGAACAAAATGATAAAGTTGGTGGATTCTTTTACAGAAGTTATAACAATAAAGTAGGTGGCGGTGATGCCGTTCAAGGCTTTGCCGGCGGATTTGGATTTATTGCAGAAGATCAAACAGATGCTCCTGCAGGTGTTGTTCCAACAACATTTGTATTAGGTAGCGGTGAAAACGTAACTAACGCATTCTTTGTAACTAATAACCCAACAGCCAGCAACAACGATGTATTAAAATATACGTCTAAGGGTGTACTAGGTGTAACTGCTATTAATCTACGTGCTATTGGTAATGCAGATCGTACAGCATTAACACCATTTATCGATGACGGTACAATTATATACAACTATCAACCCACAGACGAACTAGCAAATCCATTACCTTTACCTGGATTGCAAGTTAGACTTCAGGGCGGATGGTATAATATTTCAATATCAGGTGCTGCCAATATTTAATAGCCAACTCTAGTCTACGGTTCCGTGCGATAAATACTTCGAGGAACCGTAGAAATGTTAAATGTTTGGACACTAAAAACCGGAAGCAGTCTTGGAACTTACCAAGAACGTATAAGCCTTTCCTATAATCTTCCCACTCAACCATTAACTGGTAATTTAACTGGTGTTACATTTACTGTAATTTCTGGTAGCCTTCCTGGCGGGTTGAGAATCGTTGGGAATAAAATCATAGGCACGCCATTTGAAGTTGCTGTGGAAACACAGTACACTTTTGTTATCCGTGCTTCACTCAACGGGCAAGTCAGTGACCGAACTTTTACTATGACTATACAAGGTCCAGACGATCCTGTTTGGATTACCGCAGAAGGCGAACTTAGTATTAATCCTAATGGACAAGCGTTTGTTTTAGATAATACATTTATTGAGTTTGACTTAAGAGCCATCGATCAAGATATAAAAGCCGGCGATTCTTTAGAATTTTTTATTCAAGACGGTGATGGCGAATTACCTCCCGGACTAACACTAAGCGCCGCAGGTAGAATCAGCGGAAAAGTTGATCCCATTCTAGCATTAGATGTTTCCGCAGGTAATGGACATTTTGATACTAACCAGTACGACAGTAATCCATTTGATTTCGGTATTGAACCTAGAACTGGTATGGACACATTCTTATATGACAGCGTTGTATTCGACTTCATTGATCTAGTTAAGGCTCCAAGAAAGTTAAATCGTAGATATCAATTCTTTGTCAGTGTTACAGACGGTACTAGCATTATCAAACGTAAATTTAGCATTTATGTTGTGGGCGATGATTTCCTACGTTCTGACAATACTATTTTACAAGTTGGCGACGGTACATTTACCGCAGATGCTACTTACCTTAGAGGTGCGTACTGGCTAAGTGCAAGTAATCTTGGAATTAAACGAGCCAACAACTATGTAACAATTCTCTTAGATGCCTTCGATCCTAATCCGGCATTAAGTCCGTTAGTCTACGAACTTGCCGACACTAATCCCGATAACACACCTAGTCTACTTCCTGAAGGATTATTCTTAGATTCTAATAATGGAGAAATCTTTGGATACATTCCTTATCAGCCTGCAATTACTAGAGATTATAAATTTACCATCAATGCCATCAAATATGATGCCACAGGTTATACAGAAGCAGAAGTTGCAGTAGTAGTTGGAGTTAACGCATCATACGGACAAAACTATTTGCTGATAAATCCGCTACCTCAAGCAGACGTTGATTTGTTAGTCAACGACTATTTAAGAATTGGTAACTTTCAGTATAGAATAGAATCTTATACAAGTCAAACTGTTGTTGGTGGACAATATGCTCTATTAAGATTAGACACGCCATTAAAAATTAACGTACCTGCTAGAGATAGTCAGGACAATCCTACTGTTTTAACTAAAACATACATTCAAAGTACATTAGAATTTAACACAAACGTCAGTTCTAAAACATTCGATCTCAAAGTACTAGGTGAAGTTGACAGTGTTATTAACTTTATAACTCCAAGAAACTTAGGTGGTATACGTGCTAACTTCGTTAGTACATTGAGCGTACAAGCAGAAACTACTGTTCCCCGAGCAGTTTTATCTTATCAACTGCTGACAACCAACGCCGATGGTACACCAAGTAAGTTGCCGCCTGGCTTAACATTAAACTCAGTAGGTGAAATTATTGGTAAGGTTCCGCAGTTTTCCGTCGATGGTTCTCCAGGCTTAACTTTGTTTGACACAGGAACAACTACATTCGACGGTGGAACACAAACATACGACCGCAGTTATAAATTTTCTGTATTGGCCGTTGACCAGTTCAAGTACAGTGCTGTTATTGGAGAATTTACTTTAAATATCGAAGAGAGCACAGATAAACTTTACAGTAATATCTATACACAACCTTATCAAAAAATAGAAAAAAGAAATTACTTTTCTAACTTTATTACAGATGCTACAATTTTTACTCCCGAAAAAATCTATCGTTTGAACGATCCAGGATTTGGCGTTCAGAACGATCTAAGAATGTTAGTGTACGCAGGTATTGAAACTAGAAGTATTGCTGACTACATTCCTGTTCTTAACAGAAATATTAAACGTAAAAGATTTAAAATGGGCGAAGTTAAAAGAGCCGTGGCCAAAGAGCAAGGTTCTAATGATATTGTCTACGAAGTAATTTACATAGAAGTTCTAGACGAATATGAAATTAATAAAAAATCAACTAATTTAAAAATTAAGTTGCCAAATAATAATTCTAGAACATTGGTTAACCAGGCAAGAGCCAGTGCGGCTTCAGGACTATTATCTACACCAGAAAATCAAGCAAGACTAAACAAGGATGAACCTGATCGCTTTAGACCTGTTAAAGATCCGTACACTGCTGATAACACTGCTATCTTTACCAGCGGACGAGATCAAGAGTTTGCTTATCCAAGTAGTATTATAAACATAAGAAAGAATCTTAGAAACCTAAGTGTTAACAATGAAGATGGCAGTACTATACGTGCTATTTCTATTGAAAATGAGTTTTTACCTTTATGGATGAAGACTCCACAAACCAGTAAGACTCCTGCCACAGGATTTATAAATGCTATTCCTCTGTGCTATTGCAAGCCTGGACAGGGAAAAGATGTATTGGAAAACATTAAAAACAGCGGATTTGATTTTGGACAAATTGACTACGAAATCGATAGATTTTTAATCGACAGTACCTTAGGAAATGCAAATGCACAGTTCCTAAAATTTACAAACTACCGCTATAACGTATAATAAATATATAAAAGGAATAAGGACATGACTAGCCAAATTAACAGTCTATACATTAACATCGACGAATCGTACCCAGTTGCCGGTGTGGACAACGATACACAGGGTTTTAGAGATAACTTCGATGTTATTAAATCTTCATTGGCCATTGCGTCAAGCGAAATAACAGAATTGCAGGACACAACTGCAAAAACTAACACGGCCAATGATTTTGCAGGTAATACAATTACAAACACTATCCTAGTTACTGCCACTGACAAGTCATATGCTCCCGGCGTATTCAGTGAAGGTGTTCCACAGTTACAACTTAGAAACGGCAATCATCAGCGTGTTGTTTTAGATGCTGACGATTTGAATATTGTTCTTTCATGGAAAACTACTGCGAGTTTAGATCTCGAAGATAATAGATACGGACGTATGGTAGTTGAAATTACAACAGCCAGTGCTGAAGATGAATTTAATGTTATTTGGTCCAGTGAAGGTGGTGGCGATATACGTTATAACAAAAACTATCCTGCAAACTTTAAAGTTACTATTGTTCCTAAAGTAATAGAATTTACAACCTACGACGGTGGACAAACTGTATTTGCTAGTTTGATAGGCGAGTATACGGAAACAGCCAATGAGTTGACCATCGAAAATTACGATAGTCTTTCTGAAGAGTTAGCCAGTGGTACTATTAGTCTTATAAAGAAAACTACAGCATTTACTCCAACTGTACTAGCAACTGGAACACTAACTGCTGGAGTAGAAGGACAAGTTAAAGTTTTAGTAATGAAATCCGACACCGGAGAAATGACTGTAAACGTTGCGGCACCTGGTTGGAAGGCCAGCGGTGGTGGCGCAATACTATTTGACGGTATTGGACAAGGTTGTACACTACAATATATTGGCAGTAAATGGTACTGCATTGGAAATAATGGAGCAACATTCTCATAATGTTTAACCCGTTAACAGAAGATCTCAGTAAACTTAAAGATACTGAGATTGAAAATAAAATCCAGGATTTGTCTAGGAAATACTTTCTTTCGAACAATCACAACGTTCAACATCAAATTACAGTATTCCTAGACATGTACAAAGCCGAATTGGCTACACGCAGAGCCAGAACATGGCAGGAACAATACCAAAAACGCGATACAGATCTTGACAGTTTAATAAATGTCAACTAAAATGTTGACATGCGTATAGACGACTTAGGTATTGCTGTTTACAATTCTCAAGACTTAGAAGAAATAATCTTTTCTGGACAGTCTACTATTTTGGATGAAATATTAGTAGAAGGCAACGACCCAGAAATTATTCGTTACAATGAGTCTGCCCGTTTAATGGGCGATAAAGAATTAAAAATTTATCAACCATTAGACATCAACCAACAAGACTTTGACACAGTCTTACAGCAAAACTGGCTAATGCCAGATGAATATAAAAATTTGGACATCGAAGAATACATTCTAAGTTTAACACCCCCATGGGATCCAGAAGTAACTAGAGTAGCAGAAGAATTGGCTGCATTCAAAGAACGCAATATGCTGGATCTGCTTCGTTGGATGAAATACTTTGTAGATACTTGCAGAGCGCACAATGTAGTTTGGGGTGTAGGACGTGGAAGTAGTGTAGCAAGTTATGTACTCTTTTTGCTAGGAGTACACAAAATAGACAGTTTGAAATATAAATTAGACTGGCAAGAATTCCTGAGATAAGTACTAATATAATAGGAGGGCGTATTATGCCACAAAAACCAGCAATGAAAAAAGTTTATACAACAGCCAATGGTCGTGTTGTAGACATGGACTTGTTACGTCAAAAGAACGAACTAACACCAGCCGTGGGAAATGTACGAGTAAATGCTCGTGGAGATGAACTAGGCCCAGGTGGAAAGATTACTCGCACAAGAGAACAAGTTCTAGCAGATTTTTATAAAGCCGCAGAAGATAAAGCGAAAGGACAATAATGGCAGTCAAAGGAACTATCAAACCATTACACAATAAAGTGCTAGTGGCAGATATGAACTTCGGTGAACAACGTTCAGCCGGTGGTATTGTTATGTTAGGGGACGATGGTAAGGATCACGGTATCCACCCTCGTTGGGCTAGAGTATATGCAGTTGGTCCAGAACACAATGACGACTACGGTGTTGGTGATTGGGTTCTAGTAGAACACGGACGTTGGAGCCGCGGTATTGAAGTTGAAGAAGCAGACGGTACCAAAATCACTATTAGATTAATCGACGTTAACTGTGTTAT